GCTGTCGGTTTTTTAGGGGCCAATATCGGCAGCCTGGCAGGCAAACTGGTCCTGTATGCGCAGGCCCATGCCGCCGGGTCCACCCGGGCCAGTGGAGCCAGTCACCGCAAATATACGATTAACGCGGGGCTGCTGTACCCGCAGGGAATATCAATCACCGACAGCGCGGGACATGCCGCGCTGACCTACATTGCCGCCGCAACTTACGATGGGGCCAACGAGCCGGTTATCCCGACCGATTCGGTCAGCCTGCCGGCTGGCTTGACGGACGCCGAGCGGTTCGCCATCGGACCAGTGACGATCGGGGGCGTGACGATCAGCCATATCAGGAGCCTAGAGATTGATTTCGGGCTGACGGTCGAGGTCCAACGCGCCGACAGCGACATTTGGCCGACGTTTGTGTCGATCGTCCGGGTGGCCCCGATGATCCGGCTGACCGGGATTGACGTGGAGTTGTTCAAGTCCACCAACATCCCGCTAACCGGCAAGGCAGCCACCCACGCCAACACCGCAATCTATTTACGCAAGCGGGCCGCCGGCAGCACTTATGTTGCCAACGGAACCGCCCAGCACCTGAAATTTACCGCCGCCGGTCTGGCCTATGTGACGGACCTGATCGACGCGACCGACGAAAGCCCCGCAATGTGCAACCTAGAAATGCCGCTGGTCTACGATGGCAGCAACTACCCGATCCTGGTCACTATAGGCAGCGCAATCAGTTAGGAGCCCCGCATGGCCGGATTCCTTTACTACCTGCCGGGCCAGACCCGAGGGTCCCTAACGGATCGGAACCTGGCGGATATGGGTCTGGCTTACGCGCTGGAGCGACCCTGGACCGCCGCCCAGGTCACCACGGGGCCAGACGCCGCCGGCGGACTGATCCTGGGCCCGAACAACCACCCCGACGTCGGCTACTACCAGGATCGCCAGCAGTGGCAAGCCCTACTGGCTGGCCCCTGGGTCGGCTGGCTGCCCGCGGATAAGCCGGGGCCGGCGGACCTGGCGCGATCCGAGCAATTGAGTGGGCAACTGGTGAGGCTGGGCGACGGGCAGGAGTGGCTGGTCCCGCTGGCCCGCGGACAGTCCGAGCAGGACGGCGCCCTGGTATGGTTCTGCGCGCTCGAGCGAAAGATGGAACTAACCGCCGCCGGCAACTGGGCCCCCGCCGACGTGGTCGAGAGGTGGGCCCAACTGTGGCGTCTGGCGGAAACCTGGCAAGCCGCCCGCTGGGGGGCGAACATCGACGACGCCCCCGAGGGGGCGGACAACGTCAGCCTTGCGGTCGAGATGACCAACGACGAAGCCGCCGCGGGCGCCGTGCTGGCCTTACAAGCGAACTATCGGCTGGGACCGGTCGAGGCGGGGATCCTGGGGCTACTGACCAGCCGGACAATGGTGGCCGTGCTGGACGCGCTGATCGATGTCGCAACGGTCTGGGAGTACCTAAAAAAAAAGACCGCGGCGTCTGGCCCAGCGGACCCCGGTGGCTGACGATCCGCCGCTGGCTGGCGGGTAGACTGCCCTCCCACCGCCCGACGATGGCGGAGGTCTGGATCCTGCTGCATGAAGGCTACTAGAGACGCGCGACGATGGCAAAAGTTATTGTAGAAATGACAGGCGACGAGGCGCACCTGTGGAAGGCCCAACAGCGCCTGATTGACCAGCAACGGAAGCTGGAAAACGGCTACGGCAAGGTAGGCCAAAAGGCCCGCACTGCGGGGGACACCGCCAAGGGTGCGTTCGGGTCCGCCGCCGCCCAGCAACTTAAAACGTATGCCTTGGGAATGGTGTCAATTACTGCCGCGGTCACCGGGATCCGGGCCGCAATCCAGGGGGTCGAAGAAATCTCGAACCGCGCCGCCAGCAAGGCCCAAGCAAGCCGTCTGGGAATGTCGAGCCTGGCCCAACTGGCCGAAAACCCCGCAGAAATGACCAAGCTGGTGGCCCTGGCCAAACAGACCTACGCCCGGGGGGCGACGCTGGACTTGGGATCCGCCGCCAAGATGATCTTCATGCTGCAGAGTGCCGGAGCTTTGGAACAGGTGGACCTATTTACCCAACTTGGGGCCCGGGGGCTGGTCGAGGATCCCATGGTTATGGCCCGCGCGGCCGCCACCCTGCAAATGTCGATGGGTCAAAAGGAAACCAGCGGCATCCGGGCGCTGGTTTCCAAGGCGTTCGGAGCCAGCAAGTTTTCACCCGCCACCGCCGAGAGCCTGCTGGAAGCAGCCAGCCGGGGCGGGGGTTCCGCCAAGGCCCTAGGAATGCGCGACGAGGAGCTGCTGGCTGCAACGTCAATCCTGTCGGCAGCGACCGGGTCGGCAGAAGCGGGCGCCACCCAGATATATGCCTACCTGAAATCCCTACAGAAGCAGGGAGGCTATGAGGGGCTGAGCCTGGATCAGAGTCTGACGAAGATCGAAGCCCTACACATGACCGGACCCAAGCAGCTAAAGTATTTTGGGCGGGCGGAGGGCCTCGCCGGCTATCGGACCCTGATCTTAAACCGCGATCTGTACCGCCAGGCGGTTGAGGAGGTGGACCAGGCCGAAGCCCAGGACCGCGTCGCCACCAAACTGGCCCTGCCCGGGGGGGTGCCGGAGATTGCCGCTGCCGAGGTCCGCCAGGCGGGCGAGGCCGCCCGCGAACTGGCGGAGGAACCCAGCGGCACGCTGCGGAACCTGTCCGACGGAATTAAGGCCCGCAGGGCCGCGGACCGGGCGCAGCGACGCGGGCGGTTTGGGCAGTGGTTCGGCGGGGTCTCGGAAGGCGTTGAGCGATTGAGCCAAGGGGACACCCGCTATATCCGCAACGAGATTTACAGCCGGATCAACCAACTGCCGACCGAACAGGTCGAGCCCGCCTTGAAAACAATGATGCCAGCCACCGACCAGCCCGCGGATATGCTGAAAGCCTATAACCAGATCATGCAGCGACTGGATGCCAGTGCCACCAACCTGGCCGCCGCCGCCGACAATCTGCAGCGCAAGACCAGCGGCGGGCGGGCCCTGGCCCCAATCGGCGCTGACCAAGGGGGAACGGACTAATGCCCAGCATTGGCGGGATCACCTGCGATCGGATCAGCGGCAGGGTTTCACCGCTAAAGACCACCGCCGAGGTCCGCCGCCGCCCCGGACTAGACGGGTACGCAATCCAGCAAACGGGTCAAGGGGAGGCCCCGGTCGAACTGGTCGCCCACCGTTACGATACCGCCGCCGCGGTACAGACCTGGCTGGATAGTCTGGCCGAACTGCAGGGAACAATAGTCACGTTGGTGGACGATTGGGGCGACACTTACGAAAACGTGTTTGTGTCCTTAGTGGACCCGCGCCCAAAGGCCCCAATTATCTATAACGGGGCCGCCCGGGCGCATGGAGTCTGCCAGATGCAGGGGGTGCTGACGCAATGAGCATAACCGCCTACAACTTTCAGAATCTGCGCGGGCAGATCCAGGTGACCGCCACCAGCGACCTGCCCGGGGCGGTCATTTACCACTGGTGGGTCGACGCCGATTATGTGGGGGCCAGTCAGTCGCCCAGCCGGGTGTTTTCCGTGTACCCGGGCGAGCAGGTCAGGATCCAGGCGGTCGATACCACCGATCCCGAGTTCGACCCCGCCGCCAACGCCCCGGACGGCTGGGCCCGCCGGCGGGTCCTGCGGTGGCTGCGCAGTCTGGATCTGGACGCCCGCCGCTACCGGGTTGATCAAAAAGAAGCCGCCGGAGAGTTTCAGACAATCGGCTGGGTGCCGTATGACCCCGCCGCCTGGGAGTATACCTACCGGACCCGCGAACTGGCGGACCTGACGGAGTACACCTGGCGGGTAGTGCCAATCGACGCCGCCGGCAATGAGGGCGACCCCGCCACAGTGGGGCCGGAGCTGGTGGTCCGCACGCCCGATGCCCCCAGCTTTGCCATCAGTTTCAACCCAGCAACAACCAAGGTCACAATCTCGGAGGCCGCCTAACATGGCAACCGCAAAATATAAGCACGCGACAAGCGTGGTGGCGGACCTGACCGACCAGGCGATCGCCGACGGTAACTCGGCGGCTCTCGAAAAGAACATCGAGGATGCGATTGGCATCGTTGTCTCGATCAAATGTGTCTACGGCGCCAGTTCGAACTCGGGCTTGACGGTGCGCGTGGCCGATGCCCTGGGCGACGGCGAGCAGTATGCCAGCGACCTGGCGGCGTTGATCGAGTTCGAGATGCCCTACGCGGCGGGCGAGACCAGGTACGTGACGGTGCCGGTATTGCTGCCGGGCGCGGGGCCTCAGATCAAGCTCGTCCTTGAGAATGAGACGAACGACGATGTGACCGTCAGCGTTCGCAGCCGCCTGATTGACGGCGTGGAGGTAGACTAGATGGGACTGATACACGTGTTGACGGCGAGGCAGGACGGCCCCGAGATCATCCTGGAGGTTGCATTCCACGTTCCGGTGGCCAAGAGCACAGACCGATCAAACGTCGCCGCGATCGCCGCCGAGTCGAAGGTGCCGAACCTGTCCGCCGACGAGGCCGCGGCAATCGCATCCGGCGCCGTGTTGGAGGTCATCCAGTACCCGCGTTATTCATCGACGACCGAGGCACAGGCCGTGCGAGACAGCCTGGTGACCATGCAGGCGCGGCTGGCAGCCAAGGTCACCGCGACGACGCTACCACGGCTGGCCAAGCACGCGCAGTTCGCAGGCGGGGTCTACGATGGGCATGATTGGAGGATGTGATGTCCTGGCGTCACCCACGCAAGCCGCCGTTCGTCGTGCAGCCGTTCGATCGCGGGCACTGGTCTATGCAGGGAGTGCAGTTGTGGGTTCCCATGCTGGAGCCTGGACCGGCTGAGAATTGGCGGCCGTGGGACTACGCCGGACGCGTGCGGGCGGATGCTACTAGTGACCGGACGCGCGTGTCGGGCCGGCTTGGTTGGGGCGCAAATGAGAGCGTGTTAGACCAGGTTGATAACCCGATCGATTTTGCCTGGCGCCCCCAGTTCTCGCAGACAAATTACACCGTCGTCCTGCTCGTGGAGATGATTCAGACGTCGTTTGACGGCACACCCGTCTTGGCGATTTCTGCGCCAGACTCAGGGGCCGTGCGCAATTGGCTAGTGGCCTGGTATCAGGCAGGCGCGACGAAGATGTGGCTGTACGCACCTTATTTCGCGGAGGGCGGCTATCAAATAGTCGCGGTGCCGTCATCGCGATCGCTCGCCTCTCGCGACATCGCGCTGCTGCTTGCCAGGGGAAACTCTGCCAAGGGCACGTGGAGCCTCGATGTATTTAGTACTAGCGATGGTCATAAAAGCGCCAGCGCCAACATGGCAAAGACCGCCAAGACCGGGGTGTATCCGATTTCGTTCGGCGACTACCCTGGCACAACCGGCTACGCCGGCACCAGCTGGCCTCACATCCTTTCCGCGTGCGGCTATTTCGCCGGGTGCTTTTCGAGCCCGCGTATGGAGCGGTTCGCCCGCGACATCTTCGCGGTGCACCGTCCCCAACATCGCCCGGGGCAGCGCCCGGGGCAGATCTTTTATTCGTACACCGACCGCAGCCGGACAGGGCCGGATCGCCTGCGGTTTGAATCGGGTGCCGTCGAGGTCCAGCACCTAACCGCCGCCGGCACGGTGCCCGGGGTTTGGATACAACAAGTCGCGGCTGCCAATGGCCCCGGAACCGCCCGGATCCGATCCGCCGGCTACAATCTGACCTGGCAGGCGCCTGGCGAGGCGGTCCCCGGTGAGCCGGTCGAGGTTAAAATCCCCGGGCACTACCTGCTCGAGGGCGCCGCCGATCCCAACAAGTGGGCCCGCGTGCGCGTCTATCCCCGCTACCTGACCAACCCCGCCGGCGGAGGGGTGGCCGACGCCGCGGTCGCCCTGGCGGACCGCTACGCCAACCCGATCGCATCGGATGATGTAAGCGCGGCGGAAGCCGCCGCCGGGGACGCTGAGACGTACACGGTCGATCTATACAACCAGTCCACCGAAATGGTGACGGGCCTGCGCGTCTGGATCGACCCTGCCGTCAGCGGCATCGAAATCAGCGACGATGGCGCCGCCTGGGTTTCACCCACCACCGAAGCGGACGCCCTGGTCCTGCCCGATCTGGCCGCCAAGACCGCCGACACCCTACACGTTCGCCGCACTATTGGAGCCGCCAGCGACTCGGACCCAAAGGTCTTGACCCACCTGCGCGTCTCGTATGACCAATTAGGAGGCTAAAATCATGCCCCGTTACGCCTTGCCGTTCGAGAATATCAGCACCAGCGCCTCTGCCAGCACCTACAAGACGCTGGCAGCGTTGTTGTTGGCTGACACCGCAGGCCTGCGGATCCGACTGCGCAGTCTGGCGATCGCCGCCGCCGCCACGCCCACCGATGCCACCTTGGCCGTCCAACTAAAGCGCGTAGCCGACGTATCCGCCGGCGGCGCCGGAACACCAAACGCCACTATCACCACCGCCAACATCCCCAAGGCGGACGCCAACCAGGCGAACAGCCCCGCCAGCGGCGGGACCGACTACCTGACGGGTGGCGTCGAGCCGAGCACCTACGAAACCAACGCGCTGTTCCAGATGGAATTCAACAGCCGCGGCGGACTCATTAAAGAATGGCCCCCAAGTGAGGGGCCCATGTTGAACGCCGACCAGCTGCTGGGGCTGCTGGTCACCAACCGCGCCGCCGCCGCCGTTGCGGTCAGCGGAACACTGGAGTTTGAAACGGTCTAATGGCTTGGCCAACTGAGGCGGGCAGCGTAGCTGCCGCCCTGACCATTCTGAGGCCCACGCCGCCCGGGCCGATTATCCTGCCCAGCCGCCTACTGGGTGGCCCCTGGATCCGCCCGCGCTACCAGATCGCCGGGCGCGGACTCTACCGGGTTTTCAACGAGGCGGTCTATCGGTTCTACCGGTCCAACGCCGGACCGCCCGCCGAAACCGACAGCCCTTATGCCACCAGCGCCACCCTACCCGCCACGCCCGCGGACACCTTTGCGGACGGGACCTGGTGGATCGCCTGCAGCCGGTTTAACGGCGTGATAGATTCGGGTTTCCTGCCGGTCGGGCCCAACGGGGAGCCCTACCTGCGGCTGGACCTGTCTGGCGGGGCCGAAGCGGAAAGCCCACCCGCCGCCCCCGCGATCTTTCGGCTGGAGCCGGCAGCCGGCGGAGTGGTCCGGGTGATCGGTTTCTATTGGCAGACAGGCGACCTGCGGGCCGATAGTTGGGCGATCGCCTACAGCATCGACGGCAGCGACCCCGACGCCGACGCCCCGGATCTGGTGGCAACCATGCCGACCAGTGGCCCCGCCATCCTGGACTATGCCCTGCCCGCCCAAGTGGAGGGGGCGACGGTCAAGGTCCGGCTACAAACCCGCCGCGCCACCGCCTACAGCGAGGACAGCGTGGTCCTAACCGCCCGGGCGGATGTCGATGGACCGACCAGCCCGCTGGACCTGGAGGTTGTCAGTTAATGCCGACCGCTAAAGGACCAACCGACCCGTGGGTCCTGGCGCCCGCCAGCCCGATCATTGAGATCAAACGGCGCTGGGCGGATGCGTGGGAGTATGAACCCCAGTTAGACCTGATCCGGGCGACCGCCGCGGTTTCCGGTCACGACCTGGGCACCGCGGAGCTGCGCCGGGACTACGGAACCGCCAAAGACCCCCACGAGGCGGACCTGGCCAGCCGGACCGCCTGGAACCTGCTGGGCTGGTGGGTCCGGGCATCCCTGACCGCCGGCGAGGGGCAGGTGATGACATTCTGGATCGGGCGGATCACTAGCGAGCCCCGCGAGATTTACGCCGCCCCCGACCAGCCCGCTGGGGTCCAGATTTGGCAAGCCGCCGAGCCGCTGCAGGAACTACGCAAAACGCCGCTGGTGGATAGCTACTGGGTGGAGGCAGGCAGCGAACGGCAGATTGGCTGGGTTCCTGACTTCAACATCGCCGACCCATCCGCCGCGGTGACCGGCAACCGCAGCGCCGCGCCCGCCGCCAACGGGGTCTATCTGTTCGGTGGTGTGGCAACCTGGACCCGCCGGCAGATGCTCGAATATCTGCTGGCCCGCCATGCCACCCACACGGGCGGACCCGCCTGGACCACCGCCGGCCAGGTTGACCTGCTGGAGAAGCTGACGGACGCCGTTGTCGCCAGCGATCACCCCACCCTGGCTGAGGTCCTGGGGCGGATCATCGACCCCGCTATGGGTCTGGACTATACGATCATCGAAACGCCGGACGGGTTTGCGGTCTGGGTCTACGCCCTAAGCCCTTACGCACTGGCCGCGGGTGGGGTGAGTCTACCCGCCAATCCCCAAGCCGTCAGTCTGCCCGCCGATCGGCGCGACCTTTGCGACGTGAACGTGGTACGGTCCGCCGACCAGCGACACGACCGGATCCGGGTGATTGGAAAGCGCCTAGTGGTCTGCTGCAGCCTGCGGGGCGATGCCGACACGCTGGTCCCAAAATGGTCCGCCGCCCAAGAGGCGGAGTACAAGGCGGGGACGGGGTCCGGCTCAGATGATCCCGAAAGCCATGATGCGGCGCGGACCGCGGACCACCTGCGGGCGGTATGGAGTGCCTACGGGGCCCCAGCCGCCTGGAACCACCAGGATGGGGCAGCCGCACCGGTTCCAACACCCCTGGGGGAGATTCTATTTGGCGATCTGGCGGACTATCAGACCACCGCCCGCACCACGCTGACCTGGCTGCCCCTGTTCGCCGGCATCGACTATGCCGACGGGCGAGCAGTGGACCACAACCCGAGCACCTACCAGCCCGATCTGTTGGGCCCGCTGGTCTGGCTGACCGACCCGGAGCTAGATCGATACGTGCCCGCGACAGAGCGGCAGATCGGCATAATAAGCCCAGCCAACGACTGGGGTATACAGTTGCGCTGCCAACCCGCCCACCTACTGGCCAATAATCACTGGGACAGCGGGGAACCCGCCGAAACCATAACGGAACCGACTTATGACTATTCGACACTGATCGCCACAATTGCCTTTGAGGGCGACTACCGGCTGGAACTGATCCACCACCTGCCCGACGAAGCGGACGCGGATGGAACTTGCAAGGTGATCGACACCCCCGCCGAATTGTGGCTGTTGGCCCCTAATACCGTGGTCGGACTGGCGCCCGATGGGCAAGTCAAAACCAGCGGGCCGACGGGGCGCGTCCTACGGAACGACTCGCAACGGATGCTGGCGACCCTGGCAGGTGCCATAGGCCGCTACTACCAGACCCGCTGCCGGGCGGAAGTGGCGATCGAGGGCTTAGTGAACTGGTACACCCTGCTGGGGGTCATTCTGGACGTGATCGAAACCGCCGGGGATGCCCAGACAATCCGGGCGCCCATAACGTCGGTCAGCTGGACGAACACCGAAAGTCAGCAGCGGACGGTCCTGCGGACGGGGTTTGCCCAATGAACAGAACAGGGCCGCGCGGGCCCCAGATTGTCGGTTTATCATCGGGTGGCAGATCCACCGGGCCCCCTTTTTTGGCCAAGGTTACCGCCCACGCCGACAACCTGGCGACGGTCCAGCGGATCACCGGAAACCTGGCCAGCAGCAACGAGACGAACGGCAAGAACCTTACAGGGGTCCTGCTGTTCGGATCGACCGATCTAACGGGCGCCCGGGTCTGGGTCTGGCGGATCAGTGACGCCAACTACAGTTATGGTGCCCTGACCGCCGAAGCCGACGCAGCCGCCCAGTGTGCCGCGATAGCCGAAATGGTCGGCAGCTGTTCCGCCCTGCAAGCCGCGCTAAAATCGCTGTTCGCATCCTGGTTCTGTGAGGCCAGCTAATGGCCACGACCACCATTAACGGCTATTTGGTCGATCGGAGCGGCTGTTGTCGCGTGGAGGTTCATGATACGCGCTGCGGTAGCCTCATGTTCGATGTGGATGTTATCACAACCAGCGACCCGTGGACCGCGTTCGGATACCACCCGTGGGATGCGGAGGAGGAGATCAGCGGGTGTCTGGTCGAGGTCGCCGGGCCCTGTTACAAGTTTGCTTTTGTGGTTGATGAAAACTGCCCCATTGAATACGGTAGCAATTGTGGTTTTTGTGCCGGGGCCACCCCAAAATTTGCGCAATTGACCTTTAACGGAGTCCAGCCTTGCAGTAGTGCTCGGTGCGTGGTCGCTCAGATTGCCCAACTGAACGGTTCTCATATTCTACAACAGCACCCGTCGTACCCATGCATCTGGTTGGTGTACGAGGCTGTTACAGATTGTGCCGCGATCCAGATTAACGCTGCGCTGCTGTACTCTGGCGCATACTACTGGTCTCTGGGAGCCCAAGTGGTAGCACAGAACTTCATGTTTGACGCCCAACAGGGTGTTTCTGTTCCGATAACGTGCCTGGGCTACACGCTTGGGCCACTGAATAACACTTGGAATGCGGGCGACTGTGGTCTGCCACCGCATCACAGCATCGGTTACGGCGGAACCGTAAGTTTGCTGCTGGGGGTCTGAGCGTGATCTATTTTCTGCCCGATTTTGCGGATCAGCACGCCGCCCGGCAGTGGGCGGACGCCCACGGTCTGCACTGGGTCGCTGATCGCCGCGGGCGTTGTGTGGTTGCTATTAGATCGGACCACCACGAGAAGCACCCCGGGCGGATCCTGCGGACTGCCACCGCCGCCGAGCTCGCCGCTGCTGCCTGCCCGACTATAGACCTGGGCATATCGGTTGACCAGGCGAATCGGTCAAGCCCCGTCACTACCACCAAGCCAGACCAAACGAAGTCTGGACAGCCCGACCCAACGGATGATATGGACATCGACGAAACGGTCCGGCGCCACCAAGGCGGCAGACCATGCAGCGGCTGCGGAAAATGAGCCGCCGGGACCATGAATGCCACCGAAGCCCCACCAAATCATGAGCGACTGACCCCACCCGCCGAACTGGTCCAGCGCCGCCACGCCTGCCGCAACTGCCCCCGCGCCGCTGACTGCCCCACGCGCGAGGCGGACCGCCAGATCCTGACCTGTTGCCCACTGGCCCGCTGGCCGCGCTGATCGGATCCACCGCCCGCCCGGTCGAAAGTTTTTTTTGAGAAAAACCAGAATTGTGCCGATTTATCTGTTGACTCTGTCTTAGTCTTGGCTTAGACTAATAATCAAGACAGGAAAGCCGGACCGGCAGGAATAGGCCCGCCGGCAGAGTGAGGATCTGACCATGTTGATGATCGAAAAGCGCCGCGAACGCCGCCGGGGTTGCGGTTACCGCCAGCCCGGCGGGCTGTATCTGGTGGCGGAGGCATTGGCCCGGGCTTGCGGCAAGTTTCCGCTGCTGGTCCATACGTGCCCCACCTGCGGGGCCGGCATCAAACCCGCCCGCGGCTGGACTTGGGTGGATGGCACCGCCCTATTTGCCGCACAGCCTTGCCGTAATGCCGCCGTCCCGAGCAACTACTACGGCACGGTCGAGCAGGGCTGCTACTGCGATGCCTGCCCGATCGGCGCGGGGGAACGCCGGCGGCTTCCCATCGCTGCGTGAATTCCCGCTGCTGCTGCTGGTTGACCCAATCACGGACTGCCTGATCGCTTGCCATAATCATCGCGTCCTAACCTACAGATCGTGCGGTCAAGAGCGGAACCTCTATCGCTTCCGCAAACTCATCACCCCCGTCCGGGCTTGTCGATGATTTCCTGAAGTTCTTTCGCCAGCCGCTTGTATATCCGGCTTGGACGTTCGCACAACACGGACTCTAAGTCGTTGGCCTTCCTCGGTCCGCCCTCGGCTTCTTGCAGGGCCTTCAAGAACGCGGCATCACGCCCGCCCCTAAGTCGATATGTCTTGCCATCCAGATCAGCGGTGTCGCCGCTTCGCGTCTCCCTGACATTCAATCGTTTCCACGCTGGTGATGATTGTGGTGATGGCGCCGCTGGCGGCGGGGTCCCTCGTTGCTCCAGCATCGTCATTATTGATGGTACGGACAGGTTCTGTAGATCCCCAGCTTTGTACCCTAGACCTATCAGATTGGCCTGTATTCGATGCCAGGGGGGACGTTCTGCAGCGTTGCAGTGGGGGTAGATTGTATCCATGGTGGCGCGTTCGGCTTCAGTCGGCACGTAATGGCGCGTGAATCGGAAACCTCTGTCTCTGGTAACAACGACTGACGGATCGTCCGTGGCGATCGGGAAGTGCCAGGGCCGTATAGAGTTTCTCAGATCGTTCCCTTCGGCATCTTGCGACTTCGCTTTGAAAGGGTGGAGGGGCCAGATCGCTCGCTGTGCTTTGGTTCCGGGCGGTGACATGGTGCTTGTCCTTTCTGGGTCAGCCCGGCCCCGGGGTCGCGGGGACAAGCGGCCGCGATTCCCCAGGGGTTCGAGATTGGCCAAACCTGGGTCCTGGTCGCCCACCGCCGCTACTACCAACATCCGGACGGCAACTGGCAGCCGGCGATCTTTCACGCCTTTAAGCCCCAGCGGATCGAGTATGTGGTGGGCCAGACAGACGCCGAGATCGCCGCCGATCCGCAGCTACAAGCCAATCTCGAGCGGCTGGTCGCCCGCGGGGTGACGCTGGTTCGGGTCGAGGAATCCAGCCGGGTTTGTGTGGACTGCGGCAGCCCAGTTAACGGGGACGCCGACTATTGCAATATCTGTAACCGGGTCGCCCAGGCGATCCGCTGACTGGCTGGAGCCCGAGCCCCGACGTGTCGGGGCCAGGGCCTGGGCCAACCAGGGCGCCCCGGACTGGGCCGGGGCGCAGATCGGAGCCGTTTTGATGCCAGCGGATATAGAAATCAGCAAAGCCGCCAGCCTGGTCCTTTACCAAAAGGCCAAGTATAGGGGCTTTAGTGTTCTGGACGCCCAAGGTCAGATCATTCTGGACTGTGGGATCCACCGCCTGCGGGACTGGGCCAGGGACTGGGCCGACCAAGAGCTGGACGCTGCGATCGCCACCCGCCAAGGGCAGCGGGAGGGGGGCCAGCCGTGAGAATAGCTTACATCAACCAGCGATTTACCGCCGACCGCCAGGCAGCCATCAACCAGGCCAACGAGATCATCGACGAGTACCTGGCCAAGGGTTTCCGGCTGACGTTGCGCCAACTCTATTATCAGTTTGTCAGCCGGGACCTGCTGGCCAACCAGCAAAGTGAGTACAAGCGCCTGGGCGAGATCATTAACGCCGGCAGGCTGGCGGGCCTGATAGACTGGGAGGCCATCGAAGACCGTGGCCGCAACCTAAAGCGGCTGCCGACCTGGTCTAGCCCCGCCGCCATCATTGACGATTGCGCCGCCCAGTACAGCGTCGACTACTGGGAGAATCAAGCCCATCGGGTCGAGGTCTGGATCGAAAAAGAAGCCCTGATCGGGGTGATCGCCGGCGTCTGCGAACGCATGCGCCTGCCCTATTTCGCCTGCAAGGGCTACACCAGCCAGTCCGAAATGTGGGCCGCTGGCCACCACCGGATCCGAGCCTATCGACAGGCGGGACAGGCCGCGGTGATCCTACACCTGGGCGACCACGACCCCAGCGGAATTGATATGAGCCGGGACATCGCCGACCGGCTGGCGATGTTCGCCGGACCCGACGCCGTCAAGGTCCGCCGGCTGGCGTTGAACTGGAACCAGGTCGAGCAATACAACCCGCCGCCCAATCCCGCCAAGACCACCGATTCACGGTTCGCCGGTTATGCCGATCGGTTCGGAGAGGATTCCTGGGAGCTGGACGCGCTGGACCCCCAGACGATCGCCGACCTGATCGAAACCGCCACCCTGGAGTTTATCGACGCCGCCGCCTGGCACGCCGCCCGCCAGCGTGAAGAACTCGCCCGCGCAGATCTGCGCCGCCTGGCCGACCGTTACGAATCTGTCCGCCGTTACTTGAATCGCCCCAAGGGCAAATAGTTGGAGACCTATGATGATCATTAACCAAGCCCACCTGCGGAACTACATCCTGGCCCAGTGTGCCGCCCGCCGACCGGGCCATAAGTTTGACCGGGTCGCCGCCAGCGCCCTGCGGATAGCCGATGCCCACCTGCGCCGTTGGGTCCAGCAGCAGGTTGACCGGCTGCCGAGTGTTGGCAAAACGGTCAAGTTTACCGACTAGCTTGACCCCATACCGCCGGGGTGTTAGTATTGGCCAAGAGCAAGAAAGGGGTCCCGCACAATGAAACGCTACCGAGCTGGGCCAATAGCCCAGGCTATCTGGCGGGCGATCCCGACCGGCAGCCGCCACCCGATCAGTTACCTACAAGTGGCCCGGGCTGCCAGCCGTCAGCTGGGAGAGCCGATCGCCGTGGCGACGGTCCACGCCTACACCAGCAGCCCGGGTTGGCGGAACCTGCTGGAGCGAACCAGCAGCGACCTGGCCGCTAAGATCGTCCTGGTCCGCAAGGTCAAAGGGGCCCCGCGGGGCCGACCGGCCACCACAACCGCGCACAGCCAGCAGGGGGAGGGCTAAACGATGGCCAATCCTACCCTGGTCGAAATGCTGCGAGAACGCTGCCCGCAACCACCCGCCGACCTGGTGTTTTTTCTTGAACGGGTCGAGCAGCTGGCTGGCTGCTGGTGTGAAGACCGGCGCGGCCAAGCCCAGGTTCTGGCCCTGGCGATTGCCTTTTATGAGGTTTGGACCGCCAAGCCTGCCAACGCGGGCGAAGCCTTATTCGGGGTCCCGCGATACAGCCTACCCGAGGCGCCCAATCTACAGGACGTGCGCCGCATAGTAACGAACACCACCCCGCCACCGATCAAGCCGATCGGAACCCAGCCTGACCCCGCCAACCGGACCGGATCCCATGAAGTGGAGGCGCCGCCGATCTGATCTGCTGACTAATTATCGCACGCGCACGGGGCAGACCTACAAGCCCGCCGCCCCCCAGAAAACCAAGAGCAGACACCGCCCGCCTAGCCGCACCGTTTGGGCCCCGCGGGTCCACTGCTGCGGGTCAGTCCGCCACATGCGCCACTGCCCGGACTGCGGAAAGGAACTTTATCCCAAGTGGACCGCCAGGCGGAAACGCCGCCGGCACGAGGCCAAACTATTGGCCAAGGCGCTGGGCGGGCGTATGCAGGAATTCTATGTTGGGCCTGCTGATTATGCCCACGCTGCTGGGCCGAACTGCCAGACGATCCTACTGCCGAACGGCACGCGACTGGGGATCCACCAAGCCCGCGCGCGGGGCCGCCAGGCCAAACGCGTCGCCAAGCAATTAGAGCCCAAAACAGGGAGGCAAGCCCGGGTGGACCTAATCGCCAAAAATGGAGTATCCAAACATGCCACCTAAAGTTTGGAGGCCCCCGAACCGCTGCAAACGTTGCGGGCGGACCTGCCGCCAGAATCGCTGCCCGCGATGCGGTCATAAAGTGATCGACTTGACCGCCCGCGGGCTGCTGGAATGGCTGAGGCGGACCGCCCGAGCCCATCGGACGGCAAAAGCCACTTGTGACCAAGAGGGCTGGCACGAACCCCGGGCCTTTCATGACTCGGCAGAGAAGTGGAAAAGGTGGTTTTTGGCGCTGAGGGATCTGCTGGACCATGAGGCCCCCCCACCTGCCGATCGCCCCAGGCCGCGGACCCGAACCGAACAGGAGGCCAAACCCATGATCCTTTGCTGCGGAGTTTTGCAGGATACCACGCATTGCCCCCACTGCGGCAAGCAACTTGCCAGCAGCCCCGACGCCCTGGAGCGGGCCAAAGCGGTCAACGACGATATGGTCAAGGTCTTTTACCAAACAATGGGCCTGCAGGAGGGTGAGGAGTGCCCGGATCTGCAATCCTACACCTTGCGCGAAATGCTGGACGCCACCGAAATGGTCGCCGCCGACAACGACGCCCGCAGCCAAGCCCGCAAAGGCGCCGAGACGATCAGTTACCCGATGGTCTGTGACCCGCGGCTGGTCGCCGCACTGTACGCCTGGAGTCACTTTCCAGTCGAGCGCGGGCATGACATCGACCCGATAGTCCGAGCCCGCCGCCGGGCGCTGATACTGGTTGAGGTAGACCAATGAGGTATGCCAGCCAAACCGACGTCCCATCGGACCGCAGCCGCGCCGAGATAGAGCGGACCCTAACCCGCTACGGGGCGGATGCCTTTGCGTATGGCTGGGACGATCAAAGGGCCACGCTGGGGTTTAGAATCGACGGGTTGCGTGTGCGCTTCGAGCTGCCGCTGCCGGATCGGGAGAAATTTACCCGGACGCCGACGGGCAAGAAGCGCAACAACGCCAGGAGTATCGAAAACGCCTATGAGCAAGGGGTCCGCCAGCGGTGGCGGGCCCTTGCCCTGATCATCAAAGCCAAACTGGAGGCGGTAGAAAGTGGCATAACCACCCTGCCGGAGGAGTTTTTGGCGCAGACGGTGCTGCCCGACGGCCGCACCTTCGGGGCCTGGGCGATTCCACAGGTCAAGCAATCCTACATAGAGGGCAGGATGCCGCCACTACTGCCGGGGCCGAGTGAGGAATGAGGGTGTTATGCCAAAAGATATTGATGGAATGGACTGCGATAGATTAGATGACTTGGGAACGTGCGATTTCTGTCGCGTGCCTCTCTACGAATCGACCTGCGCCCCCTGTGATCGGTGTTCGGCCATAGGGTGCGTGAATTGCGTTCCGATTCTGGACGACGACAGCCGATTATGCCCCAACTGTCGAGGACTGACATGCCGACCAATCAGGCTAGTGGGACCGAATCGCGATATTCGAAGATGAGTATGGACACCAATCCGCCACCAACTACCTAATTAGAGGCTGGATAAGAGCCCAAGAGTGTGCTATAGTGAGATAGCGTAAGGGAGAGAATCCGAGAGAGTTACAGAATTACAGAGCGTCGAAGCCTGCCCAGGTTTACCCCTAGGGGCGGATTTCTAATCCCGCGGTCGCAGGTTCGAGTCCTGCCCGGCGCGGTACAAGACAAGGACTTAGGTATGACAAAGCCGACAAGTCAGAACATGGACACCACTGGGCCACCAACCCACCGGAGCCCGGACGCCACACCTGCCCCGCCGACCCCCCATGCCCAGATACCGACCGAACCGCTACCCTGCCCGTGGTGCGGAACCCAGCCCCTTGTCCAGCGGAACAGGAACCTTAAAGGGGTTAACTGGATCATCCGCTGCCCCAGTAACGATTGCCCAATCGGTTCCGCCCTTGGAATGACACGGGATATAACCTGCCACGCCTGGAACGCCCAGGTGGAAGGTTTACAAGCCGAACGCACCCCCGCCGGCGCAGATCTTGACTACGTGCAGCGGGAGATCCGCAACTTGCTGAAACAGGTCCACCAGCGCGAATTAAGGATCATCGGTCTGGAAGCCCAGATCGCCCATCTGACCAGACAACCGACCGCGGAGGAGCCCTGGCACAGTAGGGCCCCTGCCGCCGTTATCGCCGAGCTGTCCAGACTATGGGCCGATCGGGACAACCGCCTGGAGTGCCGGATACTGGACCGCCAACCCTATCGGCTGGCAGGACCCGGGGCCGCCTGTCCAGGCTGCCACCGACCACTAAAGGGCAAACACGTGCGATTTTGCGCCCTGGAGGGGCTGGTGGGTAAGTTTCCGGTCTGCGATGACTGCGAGAAAAAGGCCAGTGTGGTCCTGTCGGTCCCGACGATAGCGCCAGCCGGCAAACAACCGTCCAGCGATCCGGCATTAAGGCAACGGGTCGGGGAACTGGAGGCCAACGCCGACGGGCAAGATCAGATACGGCGCGCCCGGGCAGTACTGGAGCGATTGCGAAGCGCCGCCGCGCCGGCGGATTGGGCGGAGGAACAGAGCCCGCCCAAGCCAGAAGCCTGGGACCAGATGGGCATCCTGGAAAAGGTTAAAGCCCTGGCCGACCGCTACCCGCCCCTGGCCGCCGAGATCAACCGCCACGAGGGGCAGACCTTTGAGGACAGGGTCCGCAACTGGGCCCGCGCTGGAATGAGCCCCGAGGACCGCGAGTGGTGGGACAACAGCGTCGAAATGATGGGCCGCCTGGGCGCCGCCAGCCGCCGGCGGGCGGACGAAATTGTCCTAAAGATCCTGGCCCGCCCACCGACCGGGGCCGAACCCTACCCGCTGGACTTTTACGGCGGGCCGATCGGTTTTCAGACTGACGATCTAATCACCGCCGGAGACATGGTCTATTGGGACCACGACCAAGACAAGATAATCGGACCGCCGCCCTGGGCGGTCTGCCAAAAGTGCGGGCGCCGTCGGTCCGCCAATCTGTACGCCCATACAGGCGACCCCAAGCACTGGCCGCGCTGCTGCGGGTGCCGCCTGGCCCTGCCGGCGGAGGCGATCCCCGACTGGACGCCATCCCGAGCGGATCTGCGGACCGCCGCCGACGACGCCCGGCAACTGAGTGCCCGGATTCTGCGGCAAGAGCACCAGGCCAGCGCCCAAGCCGCCAGGATCGCCGAGATGTCCGAACGCAACGCCGAGCAAGCCCGGACCATCAACCGGCTGCAGCAGCAGATAGTCGACCAACAGAACGTCGACGCCCAGACCGACCAGGTCAGCGAAATTGAGCCGGATATAGATAACGGGAAAGCCGCCGGCTGACTGGATGGACCGGCAGATCCGCCGCTGGCTGCGAACTGGTGACCGCCGGGGTCTGGTATTGGTGCCCCCAGTGCGGAGCCTGGGCGCTGGCAGCCGCCAGTGACGGCGTCCTTTGGCCAGGAGTTCCGATGCGACGCCCACCGAAAGCCTATCTTGTCTGCCGCCCGGGGCGCAACTTTGAGATCCGCTGGCGGATTGAGGGGGTTACCGTCAGCCAGACCACCGGAACAGCGGACCCGGGCCAAGCCCGCGACGCCCTGATCCGCCAGCAGACCGAACTGGATATAGGGCTGACCATGCGGATCCGCCCACTGCAACTAACGGAGCTGCTGCAGCATTGGCTCGCCGACCGCCCGCGGACCGGACCGCCCGGGGCCTATGAGGCCGATATGACCGCCCTGGTCGAGCGGCTGGCCGAAACGGTCGGCCGGGCCGGCAAACTGAGGACCGACCAACTAAGCCCCGCCGTGATCGACCGCTATGTCCGCCGCCGACTAGAGCAACCCACGCGCCAGCGGGGACCCAGCGGTAAGGTCTACAGCAAACGCCGCCCGCCCAGCGTCAGCCGAATCAAAACCGAACTGCGCCACCTGCGGGCCTTATGTAACTACGCCCTGGACTTGCGCCCGCCCGCAATGGTGGATAACCCAGTCAATCGCGCCCGGGCCTGCCGGCTGCGCCCGATGCCCCGCCAACACCACGCCATCACTGAGGCGGAGTTTAGGGCCTTGCTGGCCCGTGCCCCCGACCTGGCCACCTACGCCCTGCTGCTGACCGCCTGGTTTACCGGGGCCCGCAAGAGCCATATTCTGGGGCTGCATTACTACGACGTCGACGTGGTCGCGCGGACTGTCCGGGTCACGCACACTAAGACCGCCCATATCAGCCTGGTCCCGCTGCCCGAACCGCTGGCAGCCGCAATCGACGGGCTTTACGAGGGCCAACCGGAAGCCGGCCGGATCTGGCCCGCCGACCCACTGGCCGGCAAGCGGTTTGCCCGATTGTGTGACGTCGCCGGGATCCAGCACCACCGGTTTCAGGATTTCAGGCTGACCTGCAGCAGCCGGCTGCGGGTCTACGGGATCGCCGACCAGACCGCCGCCGGGATGCTGGGCCACAGCCCGCCGATCGCCCTAAAACATTACACCGACTTGACGCCCCACGCCGACCGGATCGCCGCCGCCTTGCAGCTGGCTGACCTGCCGGCAGCCCCACCCAACCCACCCAAGAGGACATGACCATGCAGCCCCCACAGCCGGACCAAAAACCCATGCAGAAGTCCCGCCCGTCACCACCACCCCCGCCCCCAAATGTAGACCTGACGATCGGACCCTGGGGTCGGCTGTCCCCAGAAAATGCCCGGAACCCGTGGTTGTGGTGGTGCCTGGCCGCTGTCTGTGCGATCGCCGCGATCGGCGCGCTGGTGATCACCGGACGGAACGCCGCCCAGCCGGCGGAGGTCAAACTATTGTGGCGCTACCATGCCGCCCGGGACCTGGACCAGCGCCTAGCCTGTTGTGAATTGGGCGGGCTGAATCCCGCCCTTGCCCGGCAGGTTTTAGCCGAGCAGATCCCTTGGCCGCGGGGCGTCGATTGTCAACAGGTGTTAAATGATTGTTGGCAGATCACGAGCTACGGGCGGACCGCCGGGATCCAGCACTATTACTATCTGATCGACACCACCGCGGGCCCCCGGATCGACTTTTGCCGGTCCTATGGCGTGAACCACCCTAACATCGTCGCCCACTTTGCCGACCAGACCACCGCGAGCTGGTTCTGGGCCCATGCCTGGCTTGCCGACCAGATGGATGCGCCCGCCGGGTGGCTGGCGGTCTGGTTAAGCGCGCCAGCGGAGCCAATACAACTCGCCTGGTGGAGCTGCCAGAATGCCAAGACCGCCGATCTGACCGAATACCTGCGAAGCCGGTCGCCCTTTAGTTGCCTGTTGACGATGGGCCTGGGCCGCCAGCTACTAATAGTAGACTGTCGGCGGGGGTTTACCCACAAGCCGCCCCATCATTAGGATCCGGCAGCCCCGCCAGTGTCCTACGCACCATATCTAGGACGTTCACCGCCTTGTCCTGCGGAACGACGCCGCACACTACCGCCTGGACAAGCGGGTCCTGAGCCAACAACCAGGCAAAGACCCGCCGGACAAATTCACGCTGCGGCATACCAAACCGCTGGATCAATTTGTCCAGATCCTGATAGTCCTCGGGGTTCAGCTGCAGATTGATCGTGCGTTTGTTTGTTTTTTTTGGTCCCATAGAGTCCCCTATCCAACCCTATACTAGCAAAGAGTTTAGCACGCCCCGCCCGACGTATCAACAGATAACTTGAGGTGTTTGAAGGGGTTTTTATACTTTTTGGGTTGACAGGCTGGTGGTGAGAGGTAGAATCTGCCGACTGTATAGGTTATGAGGTTTTTTGAGGGCCGAACAATGAGCGACACCGTTACCACCCGACGAACGCCGAGCCGCTACGTCAGTATGACCTTGAACCCCCGCCTGGCCGCTGCCATCGCCGAGGCCCAGGCCCACCTGGGGATTGAAAACCGGGCCGACTGCCTGCGGTTTCTGATCACCAAGGGCCTGCGGGGGCTGGAAGGCAAAAACGGGGACCAAAACTAGCGCCGTGGGCGCGCTATGGCGGACCCGGGCGGGTCTTGGCGGGCCCGCCCGGGCGGGTTTTTTGCAGTGAGGCCGCGGAATGATCAGCAAGGAAGCACTAGCCGGCTGGATTGCCGACCTGGGCTATCGGGCCGCCGACGCCGAGTCTGTGAGTCTGCTGACCCCCGCCCAGGCGGACCGGTTGCGGGGCCTACTGCTGGAGCTGCAGAGCCAGCGCCGGCTGCCCCCGTTCGACCGCGGCGATCTGGTCGATCACGACGATTGGCGGGGGCTGGTGGTTCTGGGCTGCCGGGAGCTGGAGCCCGGGACCTGGCAGGTGACCGCCGAACACCCCGAGATGGGGCTGCAAATCAGCGGCCCGGCCAACGACTTCACTACCGCCGACCTATACAAGACCGCCGCCAGTGCCGCGCGGCGGATCAGGCTGGTCCGGCTGGTCGCCCAAAACGAGCCGGACGCCAGGGCGGGACTTATGAGCCTGCGCGCCATCCTGCGGACCGCCGCCGATGCCTTGGGTGACTACATGAAAGACCGCGGCACCGATCTGCCGGAACTACCCGACCAGACACCCGCAGGAGCCCTAACCCATGCCGACTAAGCTGCCGACCGATTGCCCGCTGTCCGAGGTGCGCAACTGTGGACAACAAGGCTGCGGATTGGCAACTGCCGTCACCTTGACCCGCCTGGGTATAGACGAATTGATCCAAGCCGCCCGCCGGACTTGTGACCGCGATGTTGCGTTGCGGGCCCTGACGCTGGTGGCCAACCACAACCAGACCGCCATCCGCCAGATCGCGCAGATAATCAGTGAACGGTTCGCGGTGCGGATCACCATTGCCCAGGTGGAGGCAATCGCCGATGCCTAAGCCAGCCGCCCACTATGACCTGGCCGCGATGATTGGGGCCGATCGGCTGGCCCGGGGTTTATGGTGGGGGCGCAGCCTGGACCTAGTCGCCGGCTGCAGCCCGGTTGACTATAGCTGCGCCCGCTGCTGGTCCGCCGCCCAGGCCCACCGGTTCGCCCGACATCCCCACCCCGGAATCCGCCAGCGCAATCAGGGGCTGACCGACCAGGCTGGCCAGTGGACCGGCGAGGTCCGGCTGAATTGGCGGGAGGCAATGGACAAGATCATCAAGGCCCGCCCGACGGTCTGGGCCGTCTGGACCGACCTGTTTCACCACGAAATTAGCGACCTGGAGATCGGGGCGAGCTGGCGGGCAATGGCCGACGCCCCGCAGCACGTGTTTTGCGTGCTGACCAAGCGGATCCACCGGGCCGCCAATCTGTTGCCGAAGATTGTGGCAAATATGCAGATGCCGCCGCCCGCCAATATTCTGGTCGGGACCACTGTGGCGGATGACTTTACCGCCTGGCGGATCGACGTGCTGGCCGATACCCCCGCCGCCCGCCGGTTTGTCAGTTATGAGCCTTATCTGGGACCGACCGACTGGACCGCCCGCAGCCAGCCGCCAAGCCAATCGACTCAGGAACGGATCCGCCAAATCGACTGGCTGATCGCCGGCCCCGAAACCGGGCCAGGCGCCCGCCCCTCGCCGCTGGATTTTGCGCGCCAAGCCCGCGATGCCGCCGCGATCTGTGGGGTCCCGTTTTTCTACAAAGGAAGCCGCTGGCGGGAAACGAAGGCCAACCAGGCCCCGGAGGTTGGAAAGGATGCCCAGGATCGGACGGAACCCCACCGGGGCCTGGTGGCCACCAAGCCGGTCCGCAGCCGCCGCTGGTGCTACCGCTGTCAGCCTAAAAGGCAGGAACTGGACGGGTGTATCTGGCACGAACTGCCCGAACTGCCGCAGGAGGCCAAAAACGGTGGACATTAAGATCCCATACAACATAGGGGAGCGGGTCTGGTTTGAGCATTGCGGGCAGTGGACAGCCGGACCGATCGAACAGATCTATGTCCACCTGACGCGACAAACCACTGCCCTGGCTTTCGTTTTTGCACACCCTGGAGCGCCGGGCGGTGTTCTAGTCTGCAGCCCCCATCAAGTCCGCCACCAACCGCCCAGGGAGGTCCTGGCCAGTGTATAGCGTCACCCGCGAGCAAAGCCTGGAGGCCCTACGCCCGATAATCGCCGATCGCCGGCTGCAAATTCTGCAAGCCCTACAACCTGGCCCCGCCACCGCCCGCCAGATCGCCGACAGGATCGCCCGAGCCCTTGGCCTGCGCGTCTGGCCGATTAACCGGGTGACCGGCAGGATTAGCGAACTCCTGAATGAGAACCACCCCACAAAAGGGCGCCGCTGGCCATGGCCGCCGCTGGTGCTGGTTCTGTCGGCGAAGCGCTGGGACCACGAAACCCACCGCGACGTCTGGGTCTATGCCTTGAACGCCCAAGGGCTAGCCGAGCTGCTGCGCGGCGGCCGGCAGGACCGGGCGACACCACCCAAACCGCAACATACCAGAATCCAACCCCCCAGCGCCCAGCGCCAGGGCCCCGCGGGTGGCGCTGGGCCAGCGCCACCAACCCGCGACCCGGAGCCGCCCCCGGGCGGAACGCATACCGCCGCCCAGGGGCACCCGGGGGCCCAATTGACAATTGCCCGCGTTTTGGAAGGCGCCCCGCGGGGCAATATGGCCCCGCCCAGGAGATAGACATGAGCAGCGCGGCCGCGCAAATAATTTCCGCCGACCAGTTCATCCGCAACAACCCGATCTTTCAGCCGTTTTGGTACGAGGTCGCCGAGCAACTGGCGGATATACGCGACCGCCCCGAAAACCCCGCCCCGCGGACGGTCATGGGGACACCGCCCAATGTCAGATCCGAATCGACAGCCGTACACCGCCAGCCGGCGGCCGGGCCCACACCCTGCGCGCTATTATCACCCCACCAACAGCCCGCCCAACCGGCGGACACAATACAGGAGCCAAAAACGATGCGACAGAAACTGACGCTGGGGACGCTTAAAGATCTGGACTTTGGCAAGGCGGAGAGCGCCTTTCAGGCGGAACTGGACAAGGTGGTCGCCGACGTGCAAGACCGCCCGAACGACCCAACCAACCGATCGGTCACCCTCACCGTTCTGGTCAAGCCCGAGCAGGTCGAGCATGGAACCGCCGAAACCTGCCAGGTCCAACTGCAGATCAGGTCCAAGGTGCCGCACCGCCAAACGCGCGAGTACAGCATGAAAACCAGCACCGCTGCGGAACTGGTGTTCAACTCTGAGGCCCCCGAGAACGCCAACCAGATGACCCTGGACGAACTCGGACAGAACAAGGAGCAAGGATCACTATGATCGAAGCCAAAGCCTTTGAAGCGCTGACAAACACCATTCTCGCCGCCGGCAGGGCCAGGGTGGTTGTAAAGGCCGACTGCCCGGGCGCGCCGTACCTGATCCAGATGCCGGACGGGTCCACAGTCTGGCGGACGCCGGACTATCCGCCGCGGAACTACCAACTTAGCGGGCTGGATGCCGTGGCCGCTGCCACTGTCGAGATATGCCGGCGGGCGGAAGTGGCGCCGCGCAGTGAGGCGATGATATTTGTGGGCCGCCGCTGGATCACCGCTATCATCGACGAGGGCGCGCACCGGGTGGTTCAACTGAGCATGAAGCTAACCACTACTGGGGTCTGGGACCTGCTGACTCGTATGGAAAAAGACCGCAGATTGTACAAACAGCGCGAGTTTCTGGACATCCTGCGGACCGACCTGGCCGGGTGTGTCGACGACGATTTTGTGGCCCTGATCCGCCAGATCCGGGTGTCCGCCAGCAGTCTGGCAGACCACGAGGTCGGGGTCGGGAAGGAATCCCTGGGCAAGCAAGCCAGCCTGGCGACCACCGCCGGCAACAAGCCGATCCCCGAACAGATCAGCCTCGAGGTCAACATCTTTAGGGACGTGCCTGAGATCGCACGCCAGGCGGTCCGCGCGGCTGTTATCTGTGAGGTCGCCGAGTTTGGGCTGATTCCGCTGCCCATGGACCTGGACTGTGCCATGCTATCCACCCAAGAGGCGATCGCTGGCTCCCTGACCGATCTGCTGAAACTCTACGGCATGGAGGATCTGCCGCCTATCGTCGGCGGTGACCCATACAGTGAACTGCCCATTTCTGTGGGAGCGCGGAACAAGGACAACGGCTAACTAACCGATGCCCCCCCTATTGGCACAAATCCGGGCGATCCTACGGACCGCCCACGTGGGCCCTGGTCCGCGGCTGCTATGGGCCTATCTGCTGGACCGCCAGGGCAATAACAGCGCTGCCTGGCCGACCGAAGCAACTATCGGGCGAGACCTGGGCCGGTCCAGCCGGCAGATCCGCCGCTGGCTGGGCGAACTGGTGACCGCTGGGGTGGTCCAGGTCGAGGCCGCCCAGCTGGCTGGAGCCCAGCGGCAGACCTATCGGGTCCAGGCCCCAACAATTCACAGAGCCCCGCCCCGCGGGGCCGATCCACTAACAGATCGCCCGGATTTACTCACAGATCAGGGCCTAGTTACTCACAGCCCCCGGACAGAACTGACCGCTAAGGGCGGACAGAAGTGGCCGCGCCAATATATTGATGAAGCTAACCATTGAAACAAACAACAACAGCACAACAGCCGACGGCTGTGAGTGGTGTTTTCCAGTGCCTGGAAACCCCAACTAGACCCGCCCTGGTCGGGCGGGTATCTGGGAATGTGAAACTGGACGCCGCCAAAGGGCAACGAATGAGCCGGCAGCCAACCAGCCAGCCGCCACAAAACGCCGAACCTGGCAACGGTCGGATATTGCAGGCTGTTGCGCAGATTCACGACCGCATCAGCGAACAAAACCGCCGGCTAGGCCGACTCAGTGAACGCACCCGCGATATTCCGAAAATGAGTAAGAGCCTACAGGATATTTATGTCCGCCAGCAGGTCTGCCAGGCGAACCTACGGGCCCGAGCCCGCAACACGGCGGTTCTGTGGAGCGTCCTTGTTATGCTTTTGGGGTGGTTTGCGGCACCGCTGGTGCTGGACCACCTGCGAGGCCGCCTAGGCCAAATCCCCACGCCACAAGCCGCCGCCGAACGCCCAAAAACATCGAACGCATACGCAAGGCCCCACGCAACCCCACCCACCCACCAAAACGCGCCGCGTGGGGCCGAGGTCATACCATGACCAAAGACCTACTGATGGGCCTATTGCCGATTGCCGCGGGCTGTCTACTGATGGGCCTGCTGGGTCATGGTCATTTAACCGCCGGGGTCCGGTCGATTCTGACTGAGATCTGGTTTTGGGGTGATTGATGGGTTACGTGCCGCCACCACCACCGCCGAGCCTGCTGGTGTCACAAACCCATTCAATCCCCGCGCGGACCCGCCAGCAAGCCGATCCGTTTGTGCGGGCCAATGAGCCCGCCGACACGTTCACCTGCCTGGTTCACCAAGTAGAGCCAGACCGGGTGATCAGTAATTGCAACTGCCGACCGCCGCGCCACCTGCCAGGGACGGACCCTGGCCGCGCGGTCGATCTTGACATTGCCCGCCGGTTGGCGGGTCGAAAGCCCATAAGGGCAGGAGGCTGATATGAGGGTGCTACTGTGCATTCTGGCGGGCTGGTCGATCATGGCGGGGCTGACGGGTTGTAAGGGGATGCCTGTGGACGATCAGATCAAGATCCTCAACGCAGGCATCCAGGGCGTAAAGGATACGAACAGCGGCGGTGAGGTTGCTTGGGAGAGTGCGACGAATCTCGGCATGGAGCAGGGCTCGACCGTGTTATTGGGGGCGCCCGGCAAGGTGAAAGCCGGCATTCGGGTGAACCCAACGAGCGAAACGAGCGTTTCTGCTGATGAGTTGCTGGCACTAATCAAAACCCAGGCGGCCGGCTTGCAGCAACAAAGCGATGTTCTACTGAGAATACTGGCCCACCAACAGGGTTTGGATCCCCCCGTGCTGGATCCAGCATCACAGCCGGCAAGCACGCAACCCGTGACGGAATGAGGTTCACGGGCAAGGCAGGGGGAATGCAGAACAGGAGGTCTTAAATGGCAACGGTACTAGCGTTGTATGCACCGATTTTGGCGATCCTGACGGCGCTGGGCGGATGCATCGACTCGGGCCAAGGGATGTTGTGGTAGTAAAGCGTTCCATGACCCGCGCCCTGCTGACAATCTGCCTGGCCCTGATCCCCGCCGGCTGCACGCTGCGGGTGGACCTGGGCCAATCGCCGCTGCCCACGCCGCCGCCCGACATTGCGCCCGCCAGTCAACCCGCGCCCGATAGTTCCACAATTGCCGAGCGCCTGACCACCGCCGCCGATACCGCCGGTCCGGGGCTGACCGAAGCGATCGGCGGACTGCTGGGGGTCGGTTGGCTGGTCGGTCTAGGTTTGGCCTGGCGGTCCCATCGCTTCGGGCAGATACTCCGCGACGTCGTTCTGTCGATTCAAAAGGGCCGCGAACTGCTACAGAAAAAGCATCCCGCGGCTGCGGAGGGCTTTGATAAGTGTGTGGAAGACCACCAAGAGAATGCCGGAACTGCGGTCAAAGTCCTAGAAATCAAGAACCGCTACTACACCCCAGATCCCGCCGAATTTCCGCCGCCGATGGCCCCGCCCCGCCCGAGCCCGCCAGACCCGCGCCCACCCGCTGGTTCTTCGCTGTAGTGCTCATTCTGCTAGTGCTGGAGGGCTGCTACAGCCTTTTAGACTGGATCAACGGGAGCCTGTAGGGTGTTGCCAGCTGGATCATGTTTCGCCGAGCAGGGGGTCTGGCTTTATCATGCCGATGCGCTGCCCCTGCTGGCCCGCATGGCCCCCGATCTGATCGACTTGGTGGTAACCGACCCGCCTTATTATCGCGTTAAAAGTGACGCCTGGGACCGGGCCTGGCCGACCCCGCAGAGTTATCTGGAGTGGGTCGGGCAGGTCGCCGCCGAACTGGGGCGGGTCTGCAAGGCCACCGCCAGCCTGTACTGGTTTGCATCGCCCCGGATGGCCGCCGGTGTCGAGATGGCGATCGGACGGTCCTGGCGGATATTGAACCGGATCTGCTGGGTAAAGGGGCCCGCCGAAAGCCGGGGCAAGTGGGCAGGTGCCGACAAGTCCGCCCTGCGGGCCTACTTTAGCCGGTGCGAGTACATCATATTTGCCGAGCAGCCCGGGGCCGAACTAGAAACGGACAAGTCCCGATTTCTGGGGGCGAGCCGGCAACTGCGGGCCGAAATCATGGAACCGCTGCGGGCCTATCTGGACCGCGAACGGGTCGCCGCGGGGATCAGCCGCCAGGAATGTAACGACGCCTGCGGGGTGGCCACTATGGCGTCCAACCATTACTTCAGCCGGTCACAGTGGCAATTACCGACCCGCGAGCACTATGAGCGGCTGCGGGCCCTGTTCAACCGCGGCAGATCCCAAGGGGCCCCGCCATATCTGGCTTGCGATTGGGGCGAACTGGTCCGGCAGTATTGTGCCCGGGTGAACGAGTTTAACCGCCGGCGGGTGGACCTGCTGGATACCCGCCGCCCGTTCCTGGTCTCGCCCGCCGTGCCTTATACGGACGTTTGGGAGTTTCAGCCGGTCGCCCCACAGCCGGGCAAACATCCCGCCCAGAAGCCGATCGACCTGCTGCGCCACGCTATTGAGGTTTCTAGCCGGCAGGACAACCTGGTTCTAGATCCGTTCGCCGGGGGCCGGATCCACCCTATTGGCCGCCTGGCAACTGGGCCGCCAAGCGGTCGGCATCGAACAGGACGCGCGCTGGTGTACCCGAGCCCGCCGCCGGCTGCAGACTGCCCGCCGGGAAAGTGCCAATATGCTGCTGCCATTTATGAACCAACGCACACCCAGGCATCCGGACCGGCAGGTCGATATGCCTGGAATCCTGCCAAACCTAAGAGGAGCCGAACTTGAGCAAGTCAAAGCCGGACAGTCAGACTAGTCAGACAGCCACCAACGAGCCAGGTTGCAAGGTAGAGATACGATCGACGGGCCAGGTCGGACGGGTCCAACGTATTCGCCAGGACCGGGAGCGTGGCTTTGTGGCGCTGGTGGTCTGCATGGCGCCGGATGGCCACCCGTGCCCCCGCTGGTGGCCGTTGAACCAACTGGACCCAATTGACAGCCAGGAACCCCGCCCAGTCCAGGCCGACCGCATGGACCGCCGCCCCGTTCGCTGGCGGGGAGGGCGCCGCCGTGACCAGTGAGGTGGGCAACCGAAGAACAGCAACCGACCTAGGATGGCGGGTCCTTCCTGGGGGCGGGCCTGGGGGTAAAGTCCCCCCGATGGCTGGCGTTTCTTGCGCGCGCAACTTTTTTGCGGGGTGGGGGTGGGGTGAACCGTGAGCCACTGGGCCGGACAACTGCCAACGATCGATACCAACACCCTGCCCGCCCTGACGGAAACCGCCCGCACCCGCCGGGGTGGACCCGCCGAGATCGAACGGTCCGAAGTGACGCACCGCCGCCAGCCGACCCGCCGGCAGTTTCTAGATCAGCGGCGGGTGGCCAACGCCGCCGAACAACTGGGCCGACTGCCCGCGCCAGGCGAAACGTGCCATTGTGTAATGCGTGGCAATTTCGACGCCTTCGATCTAATCCCCGCCATAATCCGAATGGGCCAAGAACCCGCCACTGAGCTGAATATCGCCACCCTGGGCTTCAACGAGCGGAACACCACCAAACTGATCGAACTACTGGACGCCGGACAGGTCCAAAAACTGACTTTTATCTGTTCGGTTTACTTTCGATCTATGAAGGATAGCGGGCGGACGTTTCGCCGGCTGGTCGCCGAACTGGAGGCACGGGGCCAACGGGTCCGCGCTATCCGCTGCCATGCGAAGATCCAACTAATCGAAACCGCCAGCGGGGCCTATGTGATTGAGAGCAGCGCCAATCTGCGGAGCTGCCACAATATTGAACAATTCACGCTGACCCACGACCGGGCACTGCTGGAGTTTCACCGGGCTTGGATGCTGGAGGTTCTGGTCAGTGCCAGCGAAGAAGGGATCTAAGAAACGCGGAGCCGTGGAGCCGCTGCCCGACCTGGCCAGTTTGGGTCAGATGTCCGCGCCGGGGACCGATCCGCCGATGCCCGATCAGCCCCTGCGGGCCGCTGACAAGCCCAAGACCCTGGACCCGATCGCCGCCGGGGAGTTTACACGCCTCAGCAAACTGTTAGACGGACAGATCAGTCGCCAGGACGCCAACCTGCTGGGGTTGTACTGCCGGATCTTTAGCCGCTGGGTTGCCGCCGAAAACGAGGTAAGCCGGCTGGGGCTGGTGGTCCGGGGAACCGCCGGGGAGGCCCAGGTTAACCCATATCTGACTGTGGCCAACAACGCCGCCCGCCTACTGATCAGCCTGTCGGATAAATTGGGCCTATCGCCCGCCAGCCGGGGCCTGCTGCGCCGCCAGCAGCCCCGCCGGCAAGTGTAGGGAGCCAACGCGATCACGACCACGCCCACCACCCGTAAACGAAAAGCACTACAGAGCTGGCTGGGCCTGTCTGATCTGGCTGCGCGCGTCTTCGATGTGTCCGAAAACGTGTTTAACCGGGCAATCCGCCCGACCTTTCCCCCCGATTGCATCCGCCGCGAAGGCGGCCGAGTCTGGTTTTACACGCGAGGATGTATTGATGCCTGGGCCGCCAGCCAAAGCCCTACCGGCGGGATCGCCGCCGCCGAGGGCGACCCACTACTTAGGGGACCCAACACCGCCCAACTGGAACGCTACCGCCGGCTGAAAGCGGACATGGTCGAGCTGGACCTGGCGGAACGGAAACGAACCCTAATACCCCGCGCCGAGATTCACGCCGCCCTGGGCCAGATCGCCGGGATCCTGCGGTCTGCCAGCCAAGCACTGGGGCGAGAGTTTGGCGCCCGGGCACAGGAACTCCTGCTGGAGGCCCTGGAGGATTGCGACCGCGAAATCCAACGGATGGGGGTGACCGAATGAGTGCCGCGATAGGGGTGCCAACCCTGGAGGAACTACGCTGGGGCCTGGCCCAAGCCGCCACCCCGCCGGTCCGCGGAATGCTGGAATTTGCCGAAACGGAGCTAATTCTGCCGACGGGGCCCTATGCCGGGCGCAAATTCCGAGCGGACCGCCTGCCAATCGCTAAAATCTGGCTGAATGAGGCCGACTCGGGCCGCTGGCGCTACTTTGTGACGGTCAAACCATCCCAGGCGGGTGGAACCTGGCTTTGTTTCATAATCCCCACACTGTTCCACCTATTCGAGCTGCAGGAAGGTGTAATCTGTGGCGTCCCCGACGAAAACATGGCCGCCGACAAGTGGCGGGAGGTCTTGTTACCTGCGATCGAGCGCAGCCGTTACGCCAAATACCTGCCGATCAGGGGCGATGGATCGAAAGGGAGCCCCCGGGTCCGCGCGGTGCAATTCACGTCCGGGGTCACCTTGCGATTCATGCACGGAAGCGGCAGAGACGAAGCCCGCGCCGGCTACAGTGCCCGGGTGTTAGAAATCACCGAAGCCAACGCCTTTGGATCGCCCGGGACCGCCAGCCCAGAGGCTGCCAAGTACCGCCAACTGAGGGCCAGGACCCGCGCCTATGGCGACCAGGCGACCGGCTATGAGGAATCGACCCCCACCACAAAAGCCGGCCGAATCTGGTGGGGTTACGAGCAGGAATCCAGCGCCTCGTTTTTGGTCCTACCCTGCCCTAAGTGCCACGCCTGGGTCGAGCTGGGCCGCGAGGATCTGGTGGGGTGGCAGGATGCCACCAACGAAGTGGAAGCCCGCCGGCTGGCGCACTTTCGGTGCAATCAGTGCCAGGCGCCCTGGTCGAGCGAACAGTGGCGCCGGGCCAACCAACTAGCCCGGCTGCTGCATAAGGGCCAGCAGATAGACCGGCGCGGCAAGGTCACGGGCAACCCGCCGGAAACTGAGACGTTCGGGTTTAGGTGGTCCGCCGCCCATAACCTGCTGACCAACCCCGGGGCGATTGGACGGGGCGAGTGGCTGTCCCTGCGGGCCGCTGACCCCGACGAAGCGGACCGCGAACAGTGTCAGTTTGTCTGGGCCCTGCCCACCGCGCCGCTGGAGGTCGAACCCACCCCCCTGGACCGGGAAGGGCTGACGCACCGACAGGCCCCCCACCCGCAGGGCCAGTGTCCGCCGAAAACAAGCGCACTGACGTTCCACGTTGACGTAGGCCAATATGTTGCCCACTGGGCGGCGATCGCCTGGCGGGCCGAGGGGTCCGGGCACATCGTTGACTATGGGGCGGAGGACGTACTAAGTCCCCAGCTCGGGGTGGCCCCCGCGATACTCGCCATGTTGCGGCAGCTAGACGAACGGATACGAGCGGGCTGGCTGGTCGCTGACGGGTCCACGCTGATCCCCGCGATCGCCACTGTAGACGCCGGCTGGCAGGGGCCCCAGGGGGTAGACGTGGTCTATCAATTCTGCGCTGCTGCGCCGCCCCCCTGGCTGGCGAGCCTGGGATTCGGCAGCGACCGCTGGCGCATCCGCCGCTATACCCGCCCGTCGAAAAAAGGGGCCACGGTCCGAGAGATCGGTAACAGCTGGCACGTTAGCCGGCTGACCAGCCCCCGCCGACTGTTGCGGCTGGACGTGGACGCGGACGCCTGGAAAAGCCGGCTGCACGAGGGCCTTAGTTGCCCGATCGACGCGCCCGGGGCTATCACGCTATTTGCCGCCCCGCCAGGACAGCATTTGACATTTTGCCGCCACCTGACCAGTGAGCTACTGGTCGAGTCCTGGACCCCGGAAAAAGGCCGCCAGATCCGCTGGGTGGCCAAAGGTCGCAAGAACCACTGGCTGGACTGTTGCTATAACTGTCTGGCGACCGCCGACCGCCTGGGAATCCGCCCGACCTCAACTAAGGCGCCTGGCAGCCCAGACAAATCGACCGCCGCCCGCAAAACCACCGCCACCCACCAGCCAGGGGCGACGGCAAGCCCGCCCACCCGCGGCTGGTGGGCCACCCAGCGCAGGAGGGGGCGCCGATGACCTGCCCAGAGTGCGGCTGCGCTGAGTACCAGGTTATTGCACGGGGAACACGCTGGGGCGCGCCCTGGGAAAAACGGGTTTGTCGATTCTGCCGGCGGACCTGGCGACATACCGCGCCCCCCCCACCCCTGCCCAGACTCAGCCAGCGGACCAACCGCGAACCCCAGCGGAACCCCACCACCGAGGACGGGGTGGCTTATTACCTGATCCGTTGCCCCAAATGCCAATCGACAAACACCCGAGTCACACACACAGACCGCCCGGTCCGCTATCACAAGTGCCAGATCTGCGGTCGGACGTTTAAGAGTGTCGAGGTGGTCCCTACCCCAGAGAGGTCGTTTCCACTTGCTGGAAAGGCCCCCTAGTCCACCACGCCCACCCCCTACATATTGGTGTTATGAGCGACGCCGCCGATATTCGGACACTAATGTCCGCCGCGGGAACCGCCGCGGAGGCTGGGGACTACGCCACCGCCTTGGGAAAACTGGAACATGCCCGGGCCTTGCTGGCAGCCACCCCCGACATGAAGACCGCAACGGCAGAGTATCACTACCGCCCGGAGGATCTGGACGCCTTGGAGGCCCGCTGGCGACAGGCCCGCAGTGGGGCCAACGGTATCTCGCGCAGTAAGGTCACTTATACGAGGGCCACGCCCTAATGGCCCGCCAGACCAAGAAAACCACCACCCACCGCCGGCCGCCCCGCGAGAAATGGTCCTTTAAGGACCGCGAACCCATAGCCGCCCAATGGGTCCGCCCAGCGCGGGCGCCCTACGTGGACCCCAAAAGCCTGCCGGAAAACTCCGAACAGCGCCGCCGCTGGGAAGCCGCACAGAGCACCCGCCTAAACGCCGCCCACTGGGCGCCGGTCAACGACCGCAGCATCAACGCCGACCTGGGCGACCTGCTGGCGACGATGCGAGCCCGCTGCATTTATGAGCAGGCCAACAACGGCTACGTCAAGCACGCGATCGACACGCTGGGAACCGACGTGGTGGGTCAATATGGTCCCACGTTGCGGGTCCAGCCAGCCGACAGCGCCTATACCCATCAACTCGAACGGATATGGGCCGACTGGTGGGCCCACCCCGACGTCCGCGGCAGGTCCGCGGGGGTCGAGATCCTAAAGCAATGTATCCGCCTGCTGCCCACCTGCGGGGAGTACCTGGTCCAGATTACTAAGAGCCGCCGCCGCGGAGCCGACGAACTAAGCTTAAGACTAAAGACCATCCACCCCCGCCGGCTGGACCAGCCCACCGATAGAATGGCGGATGACTACACCAACCTGGGGATCCAGACGGACGCCGACGGCCGCCCCTTGACCTATTACATCGTCACCGACAGCACCGCCAAGACCGCCCACACCCCCGTCAAGGCGCGCTATATTTACCACCTATTCGAGGAGGTGGAGCCGGACCAACTCCGCGGTTGGCCCTGGCTGGCCACCTGCCTGGAGGAAATCGCCGACCTGCGCGATTTCGACGCCGAGGTCCTGGACGCTGCCCGCATGGCCGCCGACAACGCGGTCCTGCTGCAGACCCGGGATCCGAATCTGGACCCGGTCGAGGTCAACGAGTCTACCGAAATCGAACGGCGGACCATTTCGACCCTGCCGCCTGGCTGGGAAGCCCGGCAGATGGTCCCCCAGCAGCCCGCCACCAGCTACGTCGAGTATCACCGCGAACGACTGAGGCCACTGGGCCTGGCGATGGGGCAGCCTTTGATGATTCTGTTGGCCGACGCCTCCAACGCCAACTATTCGAGCGCGCGATTTGATGACCAAACTTATGGGCGCGGAATCCAGGACCTGCAAGCGTGGACGGGGCGCGCGTTCCTGTCGCCCCTACTGGCAGAGGTCGAGCAAGAAGCCCGCCGGCTGGGCCTGCTGAAAGCCCGCCGCCCAGCGGAGGTCAAGGTGAGCTGGCTTTGGCCTAAGCGCCCCCATGTGGACCCCTACAAAGAGCGCATGGCCGACAAGGTGGCCCTGGACGGCGGATTCACGGATCTGGGAACGGTCGCCGCCAGCAGCGGGACCGATGAGGACGATCTGATCGCCGCCCGCAAAGCGACTAACGAGAAACTAGCCGCCGCCGGACTGCCGCCAATGGGCCCGACCGGGCCAGCAGTTTAAGGAGCGCCCTAAAATGCCAGTCAGCGAAGCGCTAACGCGGACAACAGACCTGACCTATCGGGACCTGACCCTGCGATCATCAACAATCCGAGCCCAGGACCGGACGGTCCAGGGCGTCCTGGCCACCGATCAGCCCGTGACTGTTTACGATTGGGACACTGGCGACCTGATCGACGAGGTTCTGCTGCCGTCGGGTGCCGAGTATGCCGACCAATTGCCGCTGCTGGAAAGCCACCTACGCGGGGACCTGGACTATCTGGTCGGGTCGATCCGCCAGATCAGCACTGAGGCAAACCAGATTGTCGGCACGTTGTATCTGGCCAAGGGTGACGAACGGGCGGAGCGCCACTGGCGCAAAATCGAACAAGGTCACCTGACCGACCTGTCGATCGGCTACCGCATCCTGGAGGCGGTCCTGATCGAAGCCGGGGAAAGTGCCGACGTGGCAAGCCAAACCTACACCGCTACCGCCCGCCGCCTGCGGGTGGCGGTCCGATACCTGATCAAAGAGGGGAGCCTGGTAACAATTGGGGCGGACATCGCCGCCAAACTGCGTGAACAACGGACGGGGCCCACCGCCCCACACAAAAAGGAGCCAACTATGCCCGCCACCATCAAACCGAACCCGACCGCGACCGACGATTCGGTCCCGCCGGCAAACGAGCCAGCGGGCGGGGAGCGGAGCGAACCGACCCGCCCCGCCGCCTCGCCGCCCGAACCCCGCCGGCAGGATCCACCCGCAGATCCGCCCGCGGACACCCCCGATCTGCAGGCCGAACGCGCTGCCGCCACCCGCGCCGAACGCCAGCGGATCGCCCGGATCACCGAACTGGCCGGGCAGGACGTGCCGGAGGAATTGCTGCGCGCCGCGGTCGACGAGGGCCTGACGCCAGAGGCTGCGGGCCTGCGGTTCTTTGAGGCCGTGACCCGTAACCGCCCGGACCCGCTGACCGACGCACGGGTCACGGCGGACGCCGCCGACAAGCGCCGGGCGGTGATGATTGACGCAATCTGTATCCGGTCGGGGATCAATGAGGCGATGCCCGCCGAGAGAATCAGCGCCGCCGCGGACTTTCGCCAGATGACCCTGCAGGACCTGGCCCGGACCTCCCTGTTGATCGAAGGGGTTCGCCAGCAGATTTACAACCCCAGCCGGCTGTTCGAGCGGGCGGTCAGCACGGGCAGTTTCCCGTACATCGTCACCAGCTCAGTCGCCCGGATCCTGCAGCGGGCCTACACCGATTACCCCAGCACCGCGAGCCAATGGTGCGGACGGCGCGACGTGAACGACTTTAAGCAGGTCCGCGACGTCAAACTGTCGGGTTTTTCGAGCCTGGCCCAGGTGGGCAACGGTGGAGAAATCCCGCACGGTACGCTCTCCGAAGCTACCGAAACGCACCAGGCTTACACCTACGGGCGCATGCTGCAGCTGACGCGCACCATGTTCATTAACGACGATCTGGGCGCGTTCGCCCGGGCGCCCGCTTTGATGGGGGCGGCTGCCAAACGCAACATCGAAGACCTTGTCTACGCCTTGCTGGTCAGCGCCAGCGGCGTCGGCCCCACCATGAACGAAGACAGCAAGGCGTTGTTCCACGCCAGCCACGCCAGCGGGGCCAACTATCTGACCGGCACGCCCGCCAGTGTCCTGGGCGATACGGGCCTGGCCGCCGCGCGCGTCGCCATGCGCAAAATGAAGGGCCTGGCCGGCGAAATCTTGAACCTGATCCCGCGCGGCCTGCTGGTGCCGGTCGCCCTGGAACACACGGCCAGAAAACTGGTCGAGTCTCAGGAGCTGCTGGTCACGACCGGAGAGGACACGACGATCCGGTACGGGACCAAGAACGTTCACCAGGGATCACTGCAGGTGATAACGGAGCCCCGCCTGGACGCCGCGACGAACGGGGCCACCGCCTGGTATCTGACCGCCGACGCGATGATGGCCGAGTCAATCGTAATCGTCTACCTGCGCGGTCAGACGGAGCCGACGGTGGAGCGGGCCGACCCGGTGGACGTGCTGGGAATCGGCTGGCGGGTCTATCACGACTGCGGAGCCGCGGCTGTCGATTTTCGAGGAATTAACCGCAGCAAGGGCGCGTAGCCGAGCCACTGCGGAGCGGACCGGACCGGACAAAAGCAAACTAACCGCCGGCCCCAGCTTGTCCTGATTCGCTGGGGCGACGTGTCAACCCCTAACCCAGACCCGCCGCAGGGGCGGGCAAGAACAGGAGCCTTAAACTATGTCCCTAGAGGCCACGTACATCCAACGAGGTTATCACCAGCCTTACACCCCCGGCACCGCCAAGACCGCCGGCGAAATCGTCCAACTGCCGGATGGACGCGCCGCGATCGTCAAGACGGACCTGGCCGCCTCCGAGTTGGGCAGCGTCTACAGCGAGGGGATTTTTGATGTTCTTTGCACCAGCGGAACGACCTGGAGCGCCGGGGATCCCGTCTATTGGGACGCCAGTGCATCGGTCGCCATTACCACCCCAGGCGCAAGCGACGACGTCTTGCTGGGGACCGCTGTGGACGCTGTGGCGTCTGGAACCGCCGTTCGGGTGGACCTGAACAAGGGTCTGGCGGGAGCCGGTGGAACGGGCCAGCGGGTCGCCTGGCGGACCCGCGCCCAGCTGATCGAGCACGACGACACCGCCGAACACGAACTGGTCGCCGCGGCTGAGAACCCTGCCGGTCTGATCATCCTCCTGGCGACCGGTATCATCACCGAGGTAATGGTCGGCTCCAGCCAGGATCAGCAGATCGTCACAGTGTACGATTCGGACGACACCGCCCTGGCGACGCTCACCGCGACTGACGCCGCCGCCGATGCTGTTGGCGACCTGGTGCAGGGTACGCCTACCGCGATCGCCGCAACCGGGACGGTCCTGGCGGTGATCCCCGCTGGTAAAGGCTGCTATGCCAAGACCAGCCAGGCGACAGCGGGCGGAACACCCGCGGGTTCCATGCGGGTCGGTCTGCTGGTCGCCCCGCTGATCTAAGAGACGCGCCCGCCGGCAGGGGGCGCACTGGGTGAGATATGAGCCGTTTCGACGACAACCTGGCCGCGGTCCTGCCCAACCTGCTGGAACACCACGGCCAGACCGTCACTTACACCGCCGCCGATGGAACGCCCACGGTGCTAACCGCCTATTGCGAGCCCGCCCGGGCGGAAAGCGAAACCACGGACACGGGCCTGGTCCGCCGGCAGACCCGCAAGGTTCTGATCGGCACGGACCCAACCGCCGCCGAGGGCGGGGTCGCTGAGCCCGCCGCCAACGCGACGGTCACTATCGGATCGAGTAACTGGCAGGTCCGGGGCGTCGAGCAGGCTGGAGCGGTCGCCGTTTTGGATTGTGTCAGCACCGCCTCAGCCGAACGCGCTGGCCCTGGCTACCGCCGGAGGGTTTGATCGATGGCTGCTGCCGGCTGTCTCAGTCTGGCCCGCGAAGCGGTCCGCGCTGCCTTAGCCCGCAGCGCGGCCTTTCGGACGTGGACTGCCACCGCCGACCAGACCGCCGCCCTGGCGAAGATCCACCCGCATGGGCTGCCCGATCCGGCAGCCAGTGCCGACAAGTACAGCCTGGTGGAGCTGCGAACCTATCGACCCTACGCCCTGATCTATACGGACGTCAGCGGCGGGTATGCCAGCCGCAAAGACGCCCAGGGTTTCGCCAAATCCGGCAGGATCATCATTGAGCTCGAACAGGACGCCACGGTGGGCGAAGGCCAAAGCCGCGCGGACGTGGACCAAGCCTGGGAGAACACGGTCGGGGCGATTATCGACAACCTGGAGGCCAACGACGGGGCCGACGTGGTCGCCAGCGGGGTAGATCTGATCCTGGGACCGCTGCGGAACGAGCCGGAAAACTGGCCCGAATATGGCGAGGTCAACTATGCCGCCCTGGCGGTCAACTACGCCGAGGGGGTCCAATGATCCTAGCCCTAAAGGTCAAGTACACGGGCGCCGCCGACGTGGCCACCACCCGCCGCCGCTGGGCGGAGATCTGCAAACCTATCTATAAGCTGCTGGGCGAGTACTGGTTTAGGGAGTTTCGACCCAAGCATTTTACAACCGCCGGCGGGCGGGAATATGCCTACACCCCCCGCTCCCGGATCTACAGCCGGATCAAGGCCGCCGTCACCCACCAAACCAAGCCGCTGGTGTTTAGCGGAACGAGCGAACGACAGACCCGCATGGCCCGAATAACTGCCAGCGGACACCACGTCAGAGTGACCCTGCCCAGCTCCACGCTGGGCCGCATCATCCCAAAATCAAAAGTGGATATGGCCAAAGAAATGACCACCGTGAGCGGAAACGAGTATCGCGCCCTGGTCCGCCTGTTCGATCGGCGGGTCGAGGCGGGATTAAAGGCCCTACGGGTCCAGCGGGCGATTTCGCCCAAATAGGAGCACGCCATGAGCTACACCGCCAATCTGCAACTAAACGCCGCGATCGCCGGAATCAGCATATCCGGCAGCGCGGTGCGCACCGCCAGCGCCATCGTCGCCCATGAGGTTGGCGAGAACGAGGGCTTGACGGTCGGACTCGCCGGCAGCCTGACGACCCGAACCGACGCCAACACGGGCGTTGTCACCCTGGCCGAGGGCCACGGGATCACCGACTCGGATTATGTGGACGTTTACTGGTCCGGCGGGCTGCAATACAAGTGCCAGGTGACCGCTTACGACTCCACCACGATCAGCATCGACACCGGAGCTGGCGACGATCTGCCCGACGAAGACAGCGCGGTCGTAGTGGGCAAGTGCCAGGAACTGAATTGTGACGTGTCGGGCGATGCTGTGAGGGCCTTCGCCCAAGCGTGTAACAAGCGGGCTTGCGTCCACTATGAGCAAGAAGACGGGACCAGTATTCACGCGGTCGAGATCCCCGCGGGTGAGGCCAGCGGCTGGATAGAGGACCAAGGGATCACCAACCCGCTGGCTGGCGTCACACTCGGCCAGATCCAGGTGTCGTGCGGCGACCCCAGCACGGTCGGCACGGTCCAGGTCGGGTTACTGTATGACAGCACCGTCTAGGCCCGCGCCTAGCCAAACTCTGAGAGGGTCCAACAATGAGCGTCAGCCGCAGACATACGCTTTACGGGGTCGCCGCCGGGGCTACTCTGATCGGCGGAATCGACCAGCAGGGGGTCAACAGCGGGACCGTCAGCGCCCAGGAGCCTATGTCCGGGGAAATTTACCCGCGATTTCAGTCGATCGTCAGCCAGGAGCCCAGCGCCCACTTTCGGACTGCCCAGATCGCCACCGCGCTGGGTGCTGTCGGT